AAACAATTTGGACAGGCATTAACAATTCTATATCAAATACAACGAATTGGGGAAGAGGAGAGGGAAATTTATTATTAGCCTTTAAAAAATATTAGGATATTAATTTTCGTGTTTATTTTTTATTTAACTTTGTATTGCGACTAAATAAGCTATAATTAATTAAACAACAATTACTAACATTTAATTAATTATACAATGATTTGTTTACCTCAATGCGCCGACAATACCAATAAACCTACTGTCGGCTATTCAAACACCTGTGAAACAAGACGTGCGCCTGGAGGCATACCTCGTTTGTTGTTTCTAATTTGCGACCCTGATTATGTTCACCCTTATCCTGTTCCCTATGGCAAGACTTCATACTGGGAAGATTTAAGAAACGTTAAGGCAGCAATGTGCGCTGGTATTCTTAATGTATCAGCTCCATTATTAGGACAAGTTGCAAAACCAAGCCCTACTAAGAAACAATTTGATAGTTGCGCCCCTGAAGAAAAATCAGGTGGAACAACCACAATAACTTTTCAAGATTATTACACCGCTATTGACACAAATTCAGACCCTACATTAGTAGAATTTGACTTTTGGATTTGGGCTCAAAAGAACGTAAAGACTTTGTCTTTAGGTTGGATAACTTGTGACGATATGTTATTCTTATGGGATGGAAAATTCAGCTTAAACGTTGGAGTAGTAGCAGAGCAATCAAATACAGGAAACCGTTATTTTGATGGCGAAGCTGTTATCCCTACTGCTGACATTATTAAACCTTACTATGTATCAGGGTTATTATCTGAAATTGAGAGTTTTGACGCTACTGCTTCTTGCTCTTAATTATTTTCTATTAAATTAAAAGGGGTGTGTTATTACATACCCCTTTTTTTATTAATTTTGTGTTATGCAAAATAAATGTATATTACTTGTCGCATTAGGATATGAAATGTATGGCAATTATGCCTTTAATTTGGCTTTATCAATCAGAAAGTATAATAAAGAGATACCAATATACTTAATGTATGAGAATACAGCTATAAGCGAATTAACGGCTAAAGAATTAAGTTATTTTAATGGCTTTATAAAGGCGGAAAAAGAGATGTATAGTATTGAGGGTATTAATCAATATCAGTACGCTAAATTGCATTTATTTGACATAGCCGAAGATATTGGAGTAGATGAGGTAATGTATATTGATGTCGATAGTATGCTTGTAACCGATATAGAGTACTTATTCAATGAATTTAAAGATAAAGACTTTGAGATAGGCTGTAATGGCTATTACAACGACTTTAACAGAAGCAAAGAAAATACCTATACATTTTGGAATAAGAAAGGAACAGCTGTAAGAGATATTTTGATTTACCATAAGATTAACAATATACTTAGCCAAAGTATAAGCGGTTTATTTTATTTTAAGGTAAATGATAAAGCAAAGCAAATATTTGATGTAGCCAAAGAGGTTTATTTAGACAAAAATGCCCCTTGTATGGTGTGGGCAAATGGTAAACCTGATGAATATTGTTTTAATGTAGCTTTGTGTAAATTAGATATAATACCACCTAAGAGGCATTATTTATTCTTTGAACAAGCCATAGGCAGTTATGATCTGGATTATATTAAAAAACATTTTTACGGTTATGCAGTAGGGGGCAATAAGCTATCGGATAGACTTGAAAGTACCTATAATAACCATATAAACGATTTATGCTTGGAGTTTAATATAGAACCAAGGCATTACAATAAGAATAAAAAGGATTACATAAAAGAGAGGTCTGATAATTAAAATAATTGACAAATGAATGATTTAGAATATCTATTAAGTATTTTACAAGGTATAGACCTTGAAAACAAGCAATATAAAGAGCTAAAGGCGGTGTATGAGAATGCTATTGTACACACTCAAGGATTAAAGCCAAGCGATAAGCTAATAAAGGCACGACCAAACGAGCCTAAAGAGATTATAGAATATAGGAGCGAGAATTTCGAGGCGGTAACTTATGGCTCAATGAATAAGGCATTTGATGTATTATATCGTATATTCAACAAGTCTTTAATTAATTTTAGTTCAAATAATACCGACTTTATAAGCTATATTAACAACTACAAAATTAATCAAACAAATTTGTTTAATTACTTTGGGCAAGTGGTTATCCGTAGAATGATTGAAGACCCAAACGGATTAATTGTAATACTGCCAAATAAAAGCACCTTAGTTGATAATACTAAACGAGTGGAAATTGATATAAACATTGTATTTTCATTTGACGTTATCTATAAAGATAATAATGTTCTTATATTTGATAGCTGTGAGGGTTGCACGTATATTGATAAGGGTGGGCGTAAAAGAGCTGGTAAAAAGTTTATAATATTAACCAAAAAAGCCTACTATACATACACCCAAACAGAGGCAGATAGCTATAATTTGGAGCTGGTTTATAACCACAATATGAACGAAATACCTTATACTTATTTAGGTGGTGATTATAACTCTAATGGATATTTTGAAAGCTATTTTAAAAGTTTCTTTGCTTTGGCAAACGAAGCCATTAGACAGTTTAGCGATTGGCAAGCATTAAGTGTAATGAGTGCTTATCCTATACGAGAGGAATTTCAACTACAATGTGATGTTCAAACAATTAAAGGCAGAGATTATAATTTAGACGGTAGCGAAGATGGAGTGAATAACTTAACGGAGTACAACTTAAAGTCTGAAACCAAGCCAATGCCACGAACAATGTTTGGCACTGTAATACGGAGCGCAGGTAGTACAACAGAGATTGGCTCAAAGACATTAGACCCAAGCATACCAAGTGTTAGATTTATAAGCCCAGATATAGCCTATGTACAAAATGCTTATAGTACATACTTATCTTTAATTAAAGAGTCTGAAAACAAATTGAATTTGAATTTAGGTGAAATAGCTTTAAGCGGTGAGGCTAAGCGGATTGACTTACAGCAACAAGATAATATGCTAAATAAGATATTTAGCAACTTATTTAGTGTTATGGAATTTACCCTAAAGGCAATTCAGGCGTATAGATACAATATAGAGTTAGTAAAGACAGATGTTAAAGTAATTTACCCAGCTAACTTTAGAGAGCCTGATACGGTGGAGCTAATCGAAAAAACAACAAGTTTAAAGAATAGCAAGGCACCGAGTTATTTAATAGCACAGTTAAATTCAGAGTTAGCAAAGAGCGTATTTAATAACGATAATTTAAACAATAAAATATATGATGTTATTAGTCAAAACGACCCGTTGTATAATTTAAGTTTAGAAGAAAAAAACACAATGTTTTTAGCTGGATTAGTTGAAAAAGAAAGTGTTTTAAACTCTATTTACTCGTTTAATATCTTAACAGCCATAGCCAAGCGTATAGGTGAGAATGAATTTATACAAATGGATAATAAAGCCTTATGGCAAATGTATTTAACAGAGGTAAAGCCTTATATTGATAATTTAAACCAAAATATACCGACAAATGAGTAAGTTGGAGGATATATTAAAGAAGTCAGACAACGACCTCAACGATATAGTAGAAAGCCTTTTAAAGCAAATTAGAATAGTAGAGCCTAAACTGTTTAATTCAATAGTCAATATATTCGACTATATGGATATTAAGGGCGGTAAGATAAGCAATACAAAGAAAGCTATTGAGGCTTTAATGATGGTGGAGAAGTTGTTTAATAAGACGTTTAAAAAGTACGGTTACTATGATAGCGTAAAGAGTTTTGGTTTAGGCTTTGATTTAGTAACTGAAAACAACATCGCACAATACGAGGCATTAAAGATAGGACGTATTAGTTCAAGTCAAATAAGCCCCATTAAAAAAGAGGCAGTAAGCCAAGTAATAGATAGCCTGACAGGCAACGGAATGTATGAGAACTTTATTAAACCAATTAGGAAGGCTTTGTATAAGAACATCGTATTTGGTGCAAGTGTATCTGAAACCATAGAAGATTTACAACAGTATATTGGAGGCAAGGATAGCCAAATGCAAAAGTATGTCGGTCAGGTAGCAACCGATAGTATTCAGCAATACGATGGAATGGTAAATCAAACGTATAAGAATGAATTTGAATTAGGTGCTATTCGTTATGTCGGTAGTATCATAGAAACATCAAGAGGTCAATGTGTGAAGTGGGTTAAAATGGGAACTTTAACAGACGAACAAATAAAAGAGGAATTAAAATGGGTAAAGAAAGCAAGGTTTTATGAAACTCATAAAGTTAGTGGAATGATACCCGATACAACTATAAAGAATTTTCTCATAAACAGAGGCGGTTTTAATTGTAGGCATAGGGCATTTGGAGTTAAAATAAAAAATACTTAAATTTGTTGTTAAAAAAGATATGGCACATATTTATGAAAATAGAATAACAGGCGAAAGGATAAGTTATTCAAGTCAAGGAAAAGAGTATTTCGAGAAATTCGGCAATATTACAGCGTTTAAATACTTAGGAGAGTATAACGAACAAGGCGAATTAATACAAGCCTATAAAGAGGCTGAAAGGGTAGAAATACCTCTTTGTAAAGAGGTTAATGAACTGTTAGAGGCAAAAGAAATAACAACTAAAACTAAAAAAGATGTCAAAAAGAAAAAATAAACTCGTTAAGATTGATGAGCTATTGGAGGATATAAAATATAATGAGCCTACCAATGAACCACCAAAACCAATCGTAAAGCATGAACCACCACCTGTAAAGCAGTTTACTAAGCATACTTTAAAATCGAGCTGGAAACCTAACAAATAAAAAAAACATACAATGACAAAAAAACAATTAACGCAATTCCTAATTAGTTTAGGATTAAAGCAAGACAAAGCCGAAAAATTAACTAATCAAATTCCAGATGGTTTAAAAGACCTACCAGATGATGATTTAAAAGAGGCTTTGGATGAGATTGTAAGTTATAACAACGATTTATTTAAGAATACCGATGATTATAAAAATGCCTTAAAGGGTAAGCATGATCAGGCTATGAGAGAGGTTTTGACTAAAACTGAAAAAAAGATTGTTAAATTAGCTGGATTAAGCCCTGAAGATATAAAGGACAAGGATATTGACAGTATTATTGAATTAGCTTTGGTAAAATCCGCTAAAAAAGGGGATAGCACATTGGAGCAATTACAAGCTGAATTAATTAAGAGAGATAAAGAGATTGAGGCTAAGGCTAAAGAGGTTGAAGATGTCAAAGAAAGCGTTAAAAGCGAAATAGAGGCGTTTAAGGTTAATAATTTACTTAATACTAAACTAAGCAAGTTTAAGTATAAAGAGGGAACAGATATAGAAGATATATCAGTCATCATTAACAACCGATTAAACAAGGCTAATGCCATTTTAAAGCTAAATGATAAGGGTGATTTAGAGATATTGAACAAAGATGGCTCAAAGATTATTTCAGAGGACAAACGAAGCACGATTAGCTTAGATAACTTTTTAGATAGTAACTTGGAGGGATATTTGGCAAAGAATAATGTAATACAAGAGCCTTTAAAAGTAAATGTAAAACAAGGTCAAGATAATATTTCGGAACATCAAAAATGGCTAAATGAACAACGAGCCAAACGTATGGCACAATAAAACAAAATGGGGCTAATTAAAGCCCCTTTTTTATTCATTACCAGCGTGATTAAAATATTCGTTTTCTTCTTCTATAATATCATTTTCAAGCGATAAAATCGAGTTATAAATACTCCTACTAAGTTTTATTATAGTTTCTTGCTTTAATAGTGTGAAATCTCGTTCTAAAGCACCGTATTTTATTATAAACTCATAGGAAAATTGACTTTCATTGATTTGAACATCAAAAATAGTGTAATCAAATAATTCAGAGGTTTGGAGTGAGTGAGCAATAGCCATTCCGTATGCCACTGCTTTAATTTCATTGCTGTTTAATTCTGTTGTATTCATTTTCTTTTGGTTTATTATTAATACGCTACAAATTAAAATAATATATTTTAAAATATACACAAAAACATACCTCAAATTTTGAGGGATGTTATCGAGCAACAGAGCCAATGCCAAAACCCACGAATATACTACCTAAACTACTAAGAGAAGCCAACAAACGACCTTTAAAGCGTTGTTTTTCAATTTTAGCATTATAATCCTTATGTAAATAACTAATACTATCCTTTAAAGCACTATTATCTTTTATGAGCATTAAATTTAATGTATCATTTGTTTTTAAAATACTTTTACAACCATTATACAAGGCGGTTATGTCTTTAATTTCTTTAACCAATACGCTATCAATATTGGAGTAGTAAACGGTTAAACTATCAATATACTCCTTACACGTATCGGGAGCTGTTTGGGTTATTCTTACTATATTTTTCTTCCATTTAGTAATATAAACCGTATCAATACGTTTATTAGCATTATAAACGCTATCATTATACGCTAACAGCCTTTTTTGTTTACTAATAACATTTACTAAGCTATCCGTTTTAGCGGTGTTTAAAGCGGTTTGTATTGGTTTATCATTACATTTTGTAATTAAAGCCAAAGCCATTAATGCCATTAGGATAATGGAGGCATAAATAAATTTTTGATTTGTTTTCATTTTGTAAAGATAAAATATTTATCTTTGCATTACAAAAGGTTGTTATACCTCAACTCTAAAAGGTAATTAGTAGGAGTACTCTAAACTCAAAAAATCCATTAATTATACTTGTTTTAGTCGCAAACAAACAATTATTAATTAACTTATAAATTTTTATTACAATGTCATTAAATTCAACATTTACAGACGGTATTTGTCCTAACATTCAAAAAGGATTAGATACAATTGCAGGTGCTAATACTCCAGAGGCTAAAAACAGCAAAGACGGATTACTACAAGCGCTTCTCTCAAAAGAGAACACAAACGGCGTTTTACAAAACGCTATTGATACAAAAGACGGAAAAAAACACTACGTTGAAGTGACATTTATTCCAAGAGGTACAAGCTCTGATATTGCTAATTCTTGCGGTAGCTGTACAGCAGATGATGAGGTTAAACCAAACTCTACTTTAGTAGATATTGATCAATGTATTCCCACTAAAAACTTTCAGTTTGATGAAACTGAAATGCGAAAACTTTGCGAGGCAGATACTGAATGGATTTCAAGAGTATTCCAATCAAAGATTGACGCTTTACGCAATGAATTAGATAAGCGTTTAATTACTAACATCTCTTCTAACTTTGGTAAGTTTAGCGACGGAACAACTGCTGTAAAATCATTCCAAATGATTAACTCCGCTACAAGTTCAGCTAACTACTTAGGCGAAGTAAGTGCATTAGATGAGTTTGATAAGATTTCAGCAAGTGGAAGACCTATTTTTGTTGGTGCTGGAAATTTAAACAGCTATGCTATGTTGCAGAAAATCGGTTGTTGCAATGGTGGAGGTACTGATTTAAGCGGTGCTGGAAACTTTAGCTTCTACAAAGATTATAATGTAGGAAGCCTTTTATCAAATGCAAATGATTTCATTGCTTTTGCCCCTAATTCAGTGCAATTATTAACTTATAATAAATACAAAGGTTCGTATAAAGACGATACACGTTTATTAACACGTGCTATCATTAACGACCCTACAATTAATTTAGGTTATGATTTCAAACTATGGTTTGATACTTGTACAGAGAAATACATCGGTAACTTATCATTACGTTATAAGTTATTCTATATTTCAAGTTATGCAGAGGGTGGAGTAAACAACTTACTTCACATGAGAGCAATTGCTGCTTAATATGTTTAATTAGTAGGGGTGTAAAAACCCCTACTTTTTTATTAAATTAGCCGAATGAAATGTATTAAAGAAATAGAGTGTGGAACTCTTAGATATGTAGGTGTAAGGGACTTCATTAATTGTCCTAGCCCTTCAAATATTTTGCTTATAAATAACTTGCATGGTATAACATTAAAGAGTGCAAGTATGGTAGCTAATACCGATTATACAAGCGGAATAGACTTTTTAAACGAGCTTATAAAAGTGGCTCATTTAAAAGTAATACAAAAGTTTGGGCAAATAGTTCAAGATAAATTTACATACAATTCCGTTTTAGACGGTGTTATGATTGATAGGTTTAAAAGCACTACAAATGCACCTTTAAACGCTAATAGAGGGTTATTAATACAGACACCACGCTCAAAGAATTTAAAGGCTTTAATCAATACGGTTATAATAAAGGTAGTAGAGGCTGGAGCAGTAACGATTAATATTATAGATGGTGAAAAAACCACTACTAAAACAGCTACATTAGTGGCAAATGTGAGTAATACGGTGAAGTTGGATTATTTGGCAGAAACCGAAAACGTTTATATTACTATTGATAACACAGCTTTAACTACCTATCAAGGTGAAATAGTTTATTCAAGTACGCCAAGCGGTTGTAGTACTTGCAATGGTGGTAGTAGTAATAAAAACATATTAGTTTATGGTTGGGACGGTACACAAAAGACAAATACAATGTTTGGAGTAGGTGCTGATGTATCTTTAGTATGTAATACTGAGAATGTGGTATGTAGTTTAATAGGCAGAATGAATTTCTTAATATGGTATCAATGTGGTATTGATTTTATGAAAGAGATTTTAACAACTGATAGGCTAAACGCTGTTACGGAGTTCAATAGAGAAAACGCCTTAATGCTGTTAGAAGATTATCAAAAGGAATACGACAAAGAGGCTAAGGTGTTTACAAATTCAATAGATATGTATATTAAGAATGTAGCCTCTGATTGCTTTACTTGCAATAAAATGAAAACAATGATTTATTTACCTTAAAAAAATAACAAAAATGAAAAACAATGAAACAATATACGCTTGTGGGAGCTGTGGCTCAAAAGGAAAAGGAACTAAAGGAAAAGGAACTAAAGGTTGGAGATAGATTTATGTTAAATTCAATATTAGTAGCAATGAAAACTTACATAGTTTCAACACTAACAGTTATAGCTTGTTTTTTTATCCCTATAAAGCCATTAATCGGCATTATAGTAATGTGCATAGGCTTTGATACTATTACAGGCATAATAAGTGCTAAAAAGAGGGGTGTAAAGTTTGAGAGCAAAAAATTCGGTAGGGTAATAACAAAAACTTTTATATTCGTTTCAGCTTTATTAGGTGTGTTTGTTTTGGATATTTTCCTATTAAATAAAATTGTATTGAATTTCACTAGCTTTAATTACTTAGCAACTTATTTGTTTTGCGGTGTAGTGGTATTTAATGAATTATTGAGTATTGATGAGAACATTGGAGTAATTACAGGAACGAGAATATCCAAACGTTTTACGGATATGTTAAATGCTTTTAAAACAACAAAAGATAAGATAAACAATGCACGTAATAACGATTGATAGGTTTTATTCCAACGAGAACGAAACATTAAGTAGGTTTAAATGCGATACGCTAAGAATTAGCGGTGTAGGCGTGGAAGATGAATACAGAGCTGTAAAGGTAATGCACGAAACGAGAATACCTAAAGGCTTTTATGAAATGGATTTTGTATTTAGCCCACGTTTTAGCAATGAGTATTACATTAATAAAATGGATTACACGCTAATAAGCAGAAAGCAATACCAAACATTATCCCAGCAACAAAGAGATAATTACGAGGCACATAAACTATTGCATTTTAGGAATGTAAAGGGCTTTGAAAATGTGTTATTGCATTGGGGAAATACTGAAAAAGATACAAGCGGTTGTTATATTGTAGGTACAAGCATAGTAATGTTTGGATCACATAAAGGGGTAAATAATTCACGCAGAAAGTATGAGGAGATTTACCCGATAATTTACAAAGCATACAGTAAAGGCGAGGATATAAGGGTAGAAGTTCAGGACAATGATTTAAAATGAGTTTTGAGAAAACAGTAAATAAATTAGCTGGGTTAGATGCTTTTATGAGGCGTGAGGCTAAGCTAATAACTGGTGAGGTTATAGGGACTTATTTTGGGGAGTATGTTTCAAGGATATTTAATGAGGGTAAGGCAAGTGATAAAACACCAATAGGGCAGTATAGCACAAAGCCAATGTTAGTTGGAGCGAAGTCCTTTATGAATAAAACGAAGGCAAATGCCTTTTTTAGTTCGGAGAAAGCAAAGAACAAAAAGAACAAAGGCGATAGCGGTTGGCGGACTATTAAAACAGAGCAAGGATTTGAACGCTTAAAACTAATAGAGGGCGGATATAAAGAGTTTAGGGCTTTAAATGGATTGCAGACAAGTGAGGTAGATTTAACATTTAGAGGGGATTTATTCAGGTCTGTGAAGTTAGATGTTAAAAGATTTGCAATAGGTTTTAATAGCATATTGCAAAAAGCAAAAGCCGATTATTTGGAGAAACATTTTAAAAAGGTTATTTTTGAAGTGCCGCATTCAGACGTTGAGGAAATGCACCAAGAATTTATAACAGAGTTAAGACAAAGATATTTAAACTATATGGCAAGTTAAATGAGAGAAATAATAGCAAACTACATAACAAGTAAATTAAAAGAGAATATACCGTATATTAAGATAGATAACGGATATTTAATGCAATTAGAAAGCGGTAAATTGGTAAAGTCCGATTGCTCCGATAAAGATGTAAAAGAATACGGAATAAATGATAATAACTCGGCAACCGTTTACATAAGAGAAACAAATGAGGGAGTTGTGGAGTATTTTAGAACGACGTCTTGTAATAACGAGCAAGTGTTTAACCTTAGATTTAAAGTGGTTTATTATGATTTTTCTAATACTAAGACAAAAGAGAAAGTTTGTTTAGATATATTAAAGGTATTAAGTATTATAAAGTTTAAAGAGATAAAAGATATACATTCAGCAAATATAATAGTTAGTAGATTTGTAACCGACTTTGAAAATGTGTATAGAGTAGAAAGTTTAAAGAAGTATTCAGGGAGCGTTATTCCTGTGATAATTGGAGTAAATATAAATGTTAAATATTCATTAACCAATAAGTGTATAGTATGTTAGCGTGTAATTGTTTGTATTTGGGTGCGTTCCCACACAATGAAAATATAGATACAGGCATATCTTTGCCTAATGCGACTTATAGTATTCATATTAAGTCAGTAACCGAACAAGTATTTGATATTGAGGTAACAACAGGCTTTTTAATTATTGATAAGAGCCGAGTAAATGAGAATATGGTACACGTCTTTGAATTAAAAGACAACACAGGGGCAATAGTATCCGTAGGCTCTGATAACTGTTTTTGGTTTGAAACCTTTGTAAATAACGCAAAATTAGATTGCGAGTGCGAATAATATGGAGTTAGTTTATACATTTATACAGATATTGATACTATCATTGTGTAGCGCTTGTTTAGCGTTGTTTGTGGATTTTGCCACTAATAAGGGTAATATATTAGACTTCGTTACGTTATGGATAGCGTATAAGGTGGTAAAAAAGTATAGTAAGATAAAATACGATTATGCTTTAACAATACCTGACAAAAACGAAGCAAATACATTTATAGTTGAAACAGCTACTAATTACAAACTATTCAAATTATTTACGTGTGTAAATTGCTTTGGCACTTGGATATGTATAGGCTTAGTTATTTGGGCAGTGTTATTATTTGGGCTTAATTGGTTTATATTATTGCCTTGTATTGGTTTAAATTTCTTTTTAATAAACGTATTTATAAGGATATTAGATAATGATTGATTTTACCGTATTAATACCTGTGTATAACACAAATCCAATAGATTTAATTGAGTGTGTATATTCAGTACATTGGACAAACCAAACCATAAAGCAAGAGTATGATATAGTACTAGTAGATGACGGCTCGGATTATGTAGGTACTTTAAATGCCTTAGAGTTTATAAAGCAAATTAAAGGCGTAAAGGTTTACAGAAAAGAGCAAAACGGCGGAACAAGTTCGGCTTTGAATTTAGGACACGCATTAATTAAAACGAATTGGATAGCTATACAAGGCAGTTCAGATGTTTCTTTGCCAAATAGATTTGAATTACAAGTAAACCATTTAAAGGATAATCCCGATATTGATGTATTAGGAACAAATTTATACAGCTTTAGAGAAAGTGACTTTCAGAGGTTGCCGATTTATAAAACCACACATAAATACATAACGACATTGGAGGAAAGAACAGAGGGTTGGCTGACTAATCACGGAACAGTAATGTACAAGAACCAATCGGTTAAAGATGTAGGGGGTTATATGTTAGCTGGTAGATGTCAAGATGTGGATTTATGGAAACGAATGTATAAAGCTGGGTATAAGATAAGAACATTAGAGCCTATAACGTATGCGTGGCGTAAAGCGGGTGTTTAAACGATTTATAGAGAATAACGAAATAGTTATTGCTTGGAGTATTATTATACTGCTATGTTTTGTTTTTTGGTTTACATTAATTTATATTTTTACCCTATTATGAAAGTATCGGAAAACGAATTTAGAAGCAAATTAAACAATTTGCATACGTGTTTTCGCTTGCCGCTGGTGGGGCAATCGAAGCACTGAACTGTCAAATACCACCGAACTTTAATTAAAAAACCGCACTTGGGTTTAACGCTGTCACCCCCACTTGCGGCAAACGAATGTTGGCAGCAGTTATTTATTATGAAAGAGTTTCAAGAATTTGCAGATAGACTTAAAGAAGTCGAAAATCAAAAACGACAAATAGTAAAATTTTGTCAGCAACATAATTTTGGTGAAGAAGTCAGGTGGCTTCAAAAGCAATTAGTAATAATTTCCGAGATACGAATGGAAATGGAAATGGTCGCAAATGGTCATCGTAAACCGTCAGAAGCCACATTTGTCGATTTATAATTGCTGCCAACGTTTTGCGGCTAAACGATAGTTTTTTAACCGATTAAGAAAGATGAAAACAAAAAATGATTATTTGAAAGAGCAAGGAATAGACCTTGAAAAAGACCTTAGTGTTGGAACTTATACTAAGATAAGATTTGCTATGAAAGAATACGCCAAAGATTACCACGAAAGCGAGGTTAAAAAATTTCGTTTAGGTGCTGTTAGCGGTATGTTAAAATGCTGTTCATGTGGTTATGAATACGAAGAATTAATTATAGCGAAAGATGGTAATATGAGGTGCAAAGATTGTGCATTTTAATTACCGCTAACGTAAAAGCATTGGCGATGTTGGGGATTAGAAAGTACAAATGTTTAAATTATTACAAATGAAAGTAGAAAGCACAAAAGCCGAAATTAAGAACGTCAGCCCCAATATTGCCAATGCAATGTTAGGTGAAGGGCTTTTAGTTATCGGGGATGTTCACGGCAAAATAAACGATTACTGGAAACTTGTAAATTTCCGTAAAGGGTGTTCAATTCAAGTTGGCGATTTTGGTTTTAAAAAGCAACACGATTGGTTTTTAAAAAATATTGATTATACAAAAAATCAAATAAATTTTGGCAACCACGATGATTATTCATTTTTATATGAGCCACATAGTTTGTTTAATTGGTCGTATGCTTATGAGAGTAAGGTAATGACAGTTAGGGGTGCTTATTCAATTGATAAGGCGTACAGAACTGAAAATTTAGATTGGTGGGCAAACGAAGAATTGAATTATGAAGAAATGCAAAATGCGATTGACTTTTATAATTTCAATAAGCCAAAAATTATGATTACTCACGACTGCCCTGATTACGCAAGACGATATTTGTTTGGGATTAGAGATAAATCAATTACAAGTAATGGATTGCAAGTAATGTTTGAAAATCATCAACCTGACATGTGGATTTTTGGACACCATCACAGGTCAAAAAATGAAGTAATAAACGGAACAAGATTTATTTGCCTGGCTGAATTGGAAACGATGGTTCTTTAGCCTTTCACCTAACGTAAAAAGGCTTGGTTTTCGGCTGGCTAAAGAGGCGGAAACCGAGTATAAACACAAAATTTAATTAAACAACAAATAGCACTACTTATAACATTCAGACCCGCTGAAACCAAACCGATGTTAGGTGCAGTGCTAATTACAAATTCAAATGAAATGCTAATAACAAAAGAACAACAAGAGGCTTTGGTTGATAAATATATCAAGGAAAAGCACAACCAAGATGAGTGCATTGGTTTTATAGATGGATTAAACGCTATGCTTGAACTCGTTTCTAAAATTGAGCAAAGACGAATTGATGACCATAACGAATTACAGAACAAGATTGCAGAGGCTGATTTTTAGCATTGCACCTAACGTGCCACAGCCTTATGCAGTGGAGGCTTTTAACCACTACACTAACTTAAAAGTACAAAATTATGAGTAACGAAAAATTGTCCAACGAAGCACAGACCCCCGCATTGCGTAAGGGTGATGTTATGCCTCGTTTTAATCTTAATCACGAGGTTATTATTTACCCAAATGAAAAAGGTTTTGCTAAAATTAAAGCACTTATTGCTAACATATATTTACTGTCAAATGAAGAAGCTGAAATTTGGGTGAATAAACGCAAAACCGAAGATGGAGGGTATAAAGAACAACTTTGGGTAATTATGTCCGACCTACACGATATGTTTTACAACGGTCAAAGTTATATGGCTACAACGTGGATTGCTCTCTTAAATGAGGTATAATGTATCAAGTATATAAGTAGTACAAAAAGCTAACACAAACTTCACTATGGAAAACACACAGCATTTTAATTCAAAAACCGAAGGGGAGGATTTTAAAAAGAATCTACCATCAACCGAAAAAATTAATTGGCTTGAAATAGCAAGACCAAAAGAATACGTTTTTAAACCTGAAACAGAATCCGAAATATTTTATTTCAATAAATGGCAAATGGCAATAATTGAAATAAAGCAATTGAAGAAAGAAATGTTTCAAGACAAGGCGGAAATATATGATTTGCAGTCAAGCGTGGAAGGTAAAAAAGTTTTGATTAAACGACTTGAAAAGGAGATAAAGGCAATCGAAAAGGAAGCAAAACTTTACAAGGATATGTCAATCGATGGAAAGGTAAAACTTACTGCACGTGAGGAAATAATGACACTAAAAAAGAAACTTACCGAACGTGACCAAATGATTTCTGAATTACTCAAGCGCGTTGGCGGTTTTTGAATTAAAATGCCTACACAAATCGAACCTATGAAACACTACCCTAAGACGCTTTTTGTATTACTTATATACGGTGTTATGTGCAGTAAAGAAATATTATTAGGTGATTGTTTGGAACTTATGAAGGATATTCCAAACGGAAGTATTGATATGATACTTTGTGATTTACCTTATGGAACAACACAAAACAAATGGGATGTAATTATCCCACTTGACAAACTTTGGGAAGAATACGAAAGAATTATTAAGGATAACGGAATGATATGTTTAACAAGTGCTGAACCATTTACAAGCACTTTAATTACTTCAAATAAGAAGTTGTTTAAATACGATTTGATTTGGGATAAAAAACTTTCAAGTGGATTTCTAAACGCTAAACGTATGCCATTAAGAAGGCACGAACAAATACTTTGCTTTTACAAAAAATTACCTATTTATAATCCTGAAATGGTTACAAGAGGTAAAGTTAGAAAGAAAGGAATAACTACTGAAACAGGAAAACACACAAGTAATTACGGCAAGTTTGAAAATAGTGTAGTTGAAAATAATGAGTATTATCCAACTTCAATTATAGAAGTAAGCAATGCTAACCGAAAGGATAAACTACACCCAACTGAAAAACCGATTGAATTATTTGAATACCTAATCAAAACTTACACAAACGAGGGAGATTTAGTGTTGGATAACACAGCAGGAAGCGGAACTACTGCTATTGCTTGTTTAAATACCAATAGGCAATTTATAGTAATGGAAAAAGAACAAAAGTATTACGATATTATTTTAAAGAGGGTGGGAGATTTTAATAAAAAATTTGAAACGCAAACTCTCTTTGGAAACGAAATGTAGTGATTGCGTATAACGTCCTGCCAGCTTTGCGAAGGCAGGGCTATCAGGGCACGTCAGTTGAAACAGTTGATGAAGTTAAATAGAATTACTAATGCTCGGATTAAGAACGTCAGCCTTGCTTTTGCAAAGCTGGTTGTTATACGGCGTTACGGGCTATTAATTGTAAACTTTAAATTTAAAAATATGGAAACATTATCAAGCCAAAAAGAAGTTATTGCAAATAAAGAGCATCGCTGCAATTTCTGCTGTGAAAAAATAAGAAAAGACGAAAAATATATCACCAGTACACACAAATATGATGGGCAGGTGTATGATTGGAAAACACATATCCATTGCAATAACATTGCTGACAGGTTAAGAATGTATGACCACTGTCAAGAATACGATTGCGGTGTAACAGAGGAATATTTTCAAACAGAAATAAATGAAGTGCATGATGATTTACTCATTGCAATGATACCAGTAGAATCAATAAAAGATTGCAGCGATATTATTCAGCAATTACGATGTGTCAGATTTAAAGACAAGTTGAACTATGTTATTCGTTATTACGACAACCGTGATAAACTGTCTGGTAGTAATGCCGTATAACGTTTTCGGGCTTGGCGAAGTGGCTTTTGTGCGTTGGCTTGTGTGTCGGAAAGCCATTTTGCCAAACCCGTGTTATACGCTGTTTGTTTTAATTTTTTGTGCGGTGGGAATTAATCATTAAATCATTTAAAAATAAAAAATATGGAAGTAGATTTATTTGGAAACGAAATTGTAAAAGATGTATTACTTAGAGATAAGTATGTTGAGCCACCTTTTACGAGATTAGATGCTGGGTGTGGCACTTGGCAGAATAGAAAAAAACTATGGAAAGCCAAAGGAATAAAAAGTGAAATAGGCAGGGGTGAAAACGCACTAAAATATAGTGCAATGATAAACGGTAAATATGAAAGCTACACAGGAACGTCAATTTTTGACCCTGTATTATGTGAGCTAATGTATAAATGGTTTTGCCCTGATGGCGGTACAATTTTAGACCCTTTTGCTGGCGGTTCTGTTCGTGGGATTGTTGCGAACTATTTAGGATATAAATACACTGGAATTGAGTTAAGACCTGAGCAAGTCGAAAGCAATAGACAACAGGGATTAGATATTTTACCGATAACAAACCAACCGCAATGGTATGAGGGTGATAGTGATGTATTGCTAAATGATAAATGGAATTTTGATTTTGATGTTATTTTTAGCTGTCCGCCTTATATGGATTTGGAGGTTTATAGTGATAGACCTGATGACCTAAGCACATTAAGTGATGATGATTTTACTTTAAAGTATGAGAGTATAATTAAAAAAAGTTGCGACAAATTAAAAAAAGATGGATTTGCAATTTTTGTAGTTGGCGATGTAAGAGATAAAAAGACTGGATTTTATAAAGACCTTATTACTATTACTAAAATGGCTTTTTATAAAGCAGGATTAAAACTTTACAACGAAGCCATACTTTTAGAGAACGGATTAAATACAGCAGCTATGAGAGCCGATAAACAATTTACTGCTGGTAAAAAACTTGTAAAAGTGCATCAAAACGTATTAATATTTAAAAAGCCATAAGATGATAACAATAGAGAAACACAAAGGAGTAAATGTATTAAGAGACGACCTACTAACTGGAGGCACAAAGAGTATTTTAATACCATCAATAAT